CCGCTTTTTCGGAATGCGTCCAGACGCTGCGCGACCTTAGCCGCCGCCGCGCCGCCGCGCTGGAGGAAAACGGCTACCCGCGCGATTACCTGACGAACGCCTACTCTTGCGCCGCCTGCAAGGACACGGGGTTCGCCGGGGGCGAGCGCTGCAATTGCTTCAAACAGCGCCTGACGGAGAAGTATTACGACCTCTCGAACATCCTCCGCCTGTCCAAGGACGAGTGCTTTGAAAATTTCGATTTCCGGTACTATTCCGAGGCGGTCGACGCGGATCACGGTATCTCCCCGCATGACAACATCAGGACGATCTACGCCGCCAGCAGGAACTTCACCAAAAAATTCGGCGCGGAGTTTCAAAACCTGCTGCTCTACGGCGATACCGGCCTGGGCAAGACGTTTCTTTGCAACTGCATAGCGCGCGAGCTGCTGGACAGCCAGCATACCGTGCTTTACGACACCGCGCCGCGCATCTTCAAAAAAATGGAGGAACAGCGCTTCAGCAAGGAATACGCGGACGCCGGCGCGAACGAGGAGCTTGAGATGCTCTTCGACGCGGAATTGCTGATTCTGGACGACCTGGGCTCCGAATTTATGACCGTCGTCACCAACACCGGCCTTTTCGACGTAATCAACCGCAGGATCATCGACAAGCGCCCGACGATCATCTCGACGAACCTCTCGCTTAACGACCTGCAATCCCACTATTCGGACAGAATCGTCTCGCGGTTGTTCGGCAATTATCTGATGCTGAATTTCTTCGGCGAGGATATCCGCGTGCAGAAGAAGCTGTCGCCGCTTTCGAAGAGAAAGAAGAAGGCGGATTAATGACGAATTTTGATTGCTATCAGCGATACAATCTGGTATAATAGTAATCAAAAGGAGTTGATTCCAAAATGGCTAAATCGGCCAGCATCTATACACGGGTTGAGCCTGAAATCAAAGAGCAGGCGGAGCAAGTGCTGTCTAAGCTGGGCATACCAGTAGCCAACGCCGTCAACCTGTTTTTATATCAGGTGGTTTTGCAAAAAGGCATTCCGTTCGATGTAAAACTGCCTCAAACCATGCCGCTTGATTATTCCGCGCTTGCACCCGATCAATTCGATGCCGAGATTCAAAAAGGCTTGGCGTCTCTGGCTGAGGGCCGGATGGTTCCGGCAAAGCAGGTTAGGGAAGATATGCGAAGGCAGTACGGCGTATGATGTGGACTGTAGATTATACGGAGGACGCCCGGCAGGATTTGCAGAGCATTTATGACTATATTGCCGACGTTCTGCTTGTGCCTGAAGCGGCGGAAAAACAGGCGAACCGCATTATGGACGCGGTGGATTCGCTTGACCATATGCCGCTTCGGTTTCGTTTATATGGCCGCGAACCGTGGCGTTCAAAGGGGCTACGGGTCATGCCGGTTGACCGTTATCTGGTATTTTACCTGCCTGTCAGGGCACGGAACACGGTGGCCATCATCCGTATCATGTACGGAGGACGCGACATTGAAAAACACCTAAACAACCAAGAGTAAAAGTGACGTCAAATCGAAAAGTATCTAAGCGGTTATCCCGTGACAGGTGCGCCAACCCGCTGATTTACCTGTCGGGCGTTCTCAATAAGGGCCATAAACTCACGCGCCCCGGCGTTAATTTCGTCGGCAATCTCTCGGCGCGTCATATCGGCGTACCGTTCGCTGTTCCAGTCTCTTATCTTGCGGATATCATCAATGGTGAACGCCGGACTAATATTTGGTAATGTCGCCGTTTTCATCGTCAAAGCCTCCTTCCGGATTCAAGAAAACCTTGAATTTGCGGGCTTTTTCTTTGCACAAAAATATGGACAATAAGGGACTCGAACAAACTTATTATATGATATTTGATGATTTGTAGTATTGCTTAATCCCAGTAAAATCAAGGATTTAATGCTTTTTGTGTTGTGTAGTTATAAGTGGTTTTTGGCAAATAATCGTAGTGATTTTCCCCACTTTTTCCCCACTTTTTTGGCGCGCCATCTGAGGAAAGCTGAAGAAAAGTTTTCCAAATTATTTAGCGCCCTTGACTCTTTCATAAAAGTCATCCATTTTGCTAGCCATCATTTTTTCTCGTGATTCAATTACATGAGAGTACGTATTTAATGTCACATTTTTATCTGCGTGCCCCAGACGTTTAGACAACGTTACGATGTCTATACCCTCGGCTATCAGTATGCTGGCATTCGTATGGCGAAGTCCGTGGAATGTAATCGGAGGAAGCCCCTTTTTTTCAATAAATCCCTTGAACCAAACAGATGGCCTGTTCGGGAAAATGGGTATACCATTATCATGAGTAAACACAAAATCACTTGCATACCAAGCTGTTCCACATTTTAGCTTCATTTCGCTTTGATGTTTTTTATATTCAACCATGACCAGAGAAACCGTTTTGGATATTGTTATCCTTCTGAGCCCGCATTCAGATTTTGGACCCTTTTCGATGATTCCATAGTGCGATACATACTGTCGCTGTTCTTCGACTTCAATTATTTTTTTATCCAGATCAACCATATCCCATTTAAGACCAGCGACTTCGCTAAGCCTAAGCCCGGTGTCTATAGTTAGATACAGTATAGCTACGTATTTTATGGGTTCGTCGGCCAAGGACATAAGCAAGTCGGCAGTTTGTTCGTCGTTATAATACTTTGCCTCCGGTGACTTCGCCTTAACGATCGACGATAGCTTGACCCGTTGCGCAGGGTTATAAAGTATGAGATTCCAACTGACGGCCGTAGACAAAATGCCCGAGATGATATTATGATGATGCCGAATCGTCTTAGCTGAAAGTTTTTCATCGGGATTTTTAACAACAAAGAAAGTATTCATATCATTTTTATCTATATGGAAGTATTCGCAAAGTTTTTCAACGTTTTGCAAATAGATACCCTTACCTTGTTTTAGGCGTGTAAAAATCCTTCTATACAAACCAGTCTGCGCCTGTATTTCGCTGTAATTGACGTTTTCGAGCAATCTTAAAAACTCGGAAGTTGGTAAATACGAAATGTCCAGTCTTATACCTTCCTCAGTCAGATTGTTATAAAAAGATATTAAATGTTGAGGTTGTATTTTCGTTAGCTTTAAATGCCCGATTGCAGGCAATATACGCTTCTCAAGACGCATTTTGTACGGGTTTAATGTAGCTGGCTCCAGCTCTTTTTCGGCATATTCCCGAAGCCATATTTCTGTAAAATCGGCAAAAGTTATCTTCTCGCCATCCAGGTAGTTCCCCTTTTTTACATCTTCCTCAAATAAAAGGGCAAGCCGTTTAAGTTCTTTCTCTTTTTGTTTATCAGTGAGGTTGGGTGAAAGCTCAATAGACTTAGTTTCTTTTGCAAATCTATTACCTTTTCTGACAGAAACCACTATGCGGTAGGTATTTTCTCCGCGCTGTTCAATGCTGGCCATCTAATAGCCCCCTTTCCTTTAATTCGTTGTATGTCTTTGTTATCAATTCGTCAATAATCTTCTTTTTATCAGACGGTAATAACATTATTTGGCGAATGAATACCTTGAGCGCTTCTGTAGGCTCAAAAGGCATATTTATTTTATCTATCAAGTCAATTTCGTTAAACATCTCTCCGTCGCCGGTACGTAGCCAATGCTCGTTAATATTAAATAAAGCGACGAGTAGCTTTATGTGCTTATCTGTTACATTGCGGCTACCGCTTTCAATGCTAGATATACCGGATTTTGACAATCCAATTTTTTCGCCGAATGCCTCTTGTTTCATTCCTAGCTTTTCTCTAATTTGACAAAATCTAATATTAATATTATCCATACAACATCATCCCTTCAAAATGATTATAGCATAAAAAGTTCTGTTTGTAAATATTTTTTTAAAAGTAGTTGACATAGTTTTGTTTGTATGATATTCTATCCACAAATGGAACTTTTTTGAACTTTAGGTGAGGTGGCTAAATGGATATAACTGAAAATTATGCGGATAAGTTAGACTTTGAGAACTTAGTCCAAAAACTTTTATGTCTTCCAGAGAATAGCAGATTATATATTTATGGCGTAGTTTCTGGATTCACGATTGCACAAGAGCTAGAGAATAAAAAAGAAACGGAAAGTAGGTAATCGCTATGATAAAAATGGTAGGCCTTAAGGAGGCGTCGGCTACAACTGGTTTAAGTGAATGGGAACTTAAACGAGGTATACAAAACGGTGACTACCCATATGTGCGCGTTGGGGAAGGTAAAGGCAAATTTCTATTTGATATTGAGCTTCTCTCTGAAACCATACGAAACCGTGCTATTGCAAATATGCACGAAAACCAACCAGTTGAAACTTTACAGTTTGGCATTCGTAAGGTTCGCGATTAGTAAAAAGACTATAAAAAAAGTGATCGTATAAGAAAACCCGCCCTCGCGTGCGACTGATACAACATGAAAGCTGATGATCATGTGGGAAAAGCCAAAGATGACGCTTTTAAACAAGAAAAACCGCCCTTTCGGGCGGCAAGCAATAACATAGCTAATGTGGAAATCAAGCGAGGAGGGAAAAACATTGCCAAACATCGGCGGTCTTCATCATGAAATCAAGGCAACCGGTCTAATCGAAAGGATAAACCTGATTAACCAGGCTCTTGACCTTTACCATCAGGCCCAGCGGCTTCTTGAGCAGGCAAACCAAATTTCTGTTGAAGTTTCGATGGAAGACGGTTCTGAGCATTACGGAGCCCGAGGAGGTGAAACATGAACGTCGGAGGTTTACTCCTAAATATGCAGGTAACCGGTGCTGATGAAGCACTAGAGAAGCTGAACGCCATAAACGCAAAGCTTGCAGAAGCAAAGCAGTTAATAGGTGAACTGGCTTCTACGCCGGTTGATGTAAGGTTCAAGAATCAGAACGATGAGTGTCAACCGGTAAATGATTGCTGAGGTATTCGGCTTCGATACGATCCATGAATATCGTTAAATACGTCTTTAGTGTATTAAGGTCAGTATGCTTATAACGGCGTTCATAGTGTGTATAGTCGTTGCCTAATATCCTGACCACATCGGCGGTGTCCTTAAGCTTTGGGCCGGGGACAAATTCGTCAATTGCTTTTGCGAGGCGGATTTTAACATCTTCGTCAGACTTGCCTAGTTCATGCTTCGCGTAGTCTTTAATCAAGACCTCGAGGGCGTTCCTGTAGCCGGAGCCGGACAGCTCAAAAAAACCGCTTTGCTCAGCCCAATAGGACTGATTGTAAAGCTCAACGAATCTTGGGGAAAGTTCATTGATGGCGTCTGATAGATGGCTGGGTTGAATGGGTGGGTATATGTTTAGTAGTTGAGTCGGCGCTCCACTTTGTTCCATACCGCGTTTCATATATGTACAGAAAAAATCTTTATCACAGCAGCGGACATGGAATATGCTCAGAAGAACTTCAGCTTTGTCATAATCCAGAACAGATACACTCTTATGCTTAGGGTCGCAATAAGCGCCGCAATAGGGACATTGGTTAGGTACGTCAAGTAAATACCTTTTGCCGCTGTCATCAATCGCTATCCTGAATGTTTTCGCCGTGCCTGGCATAACTGCCTCCCAAAAATATTATTTGCCCAAATTATACAGTATTCCCCAAAATTTTGCAACAGAAAACCGCCCTCGCGGGCGGTTAGGCGGTTAGATGTTACCGCGTCGATCCGACGTCTGCGAGCTCCCGTTATCTCCGTACTCTGCGCAGCCTCTCGCAGAGCAGATACCCGGTATAAGTAATCTCCCTTACCCTTACGATACCGGCGTCAGGCCCCCGGCAGCAGTTTGTCTTATCGGCGATAAGAAAACCAAACTGCCAAAGCGTCAGACAGCAGTTGGCGATTTCGGCCCGCTTATAGCCGGGCACTACCGCGCAGAGCTCGGACAAGTCGTACGCCTGGCCGAAGGGCTTTCCCTCGACGGCCAGCATAACGTCATGGACGCAGTCGGGATTGAGCTTCATGTTGTGGTCACCTCCTCTCTTTGAGGGGATTATGCGTCAATCGACATAATTTTACAAATGTAAAGGAGCGCGAGAGGCATGTCAGCTTTTAATTGCTACATAGTCTGCAAAGAAAAAGAACTTAAGCGCAACACGTCACGTCTCAAGAGGACCACAACTCACATAACCACGGAAACGCTCAACCCAGGCGGCCTATACTGCCTGGAAGTAGGCGGCAAGCGCGGGCTGTACTACGTCGAGGCGCTCAAATGGGCCATGAAGATTTGATAAGAAAGGGGGACAGAATATATTCGCAGTAATACATAACAGCCCTACGGGGCGGAAAGGAGACGAGCTGCTATGAACATACAGCGCGCCGCAAAACTCGCATATGATCAGGGCAAGTGCATGACAAGAACATTCGAAGGATTCAATGGGACAAAAATACTCCCTACCAATAGCTTTGATTGTTGCTTTCTGTTTTCGGGCCGCGCGGCATTATCGCCCGGCGCGCGATGGAATCCGACGCTTGAGGATTTGATAAGTGAAGACTGGCAAGTAGTAAATTTATCGTCAGATGAACGGCGAGTGCCGGCAGAAATAGCCACTACCGGGCGGAAAGGAGATGAAGATTTGAAATCGGATTGCAAAGAACTCATAGAAGCAACGATCTATAATGCCGTAAAGCGTCTCAACTATGCAATAGAAAAAGGGCCCGTATCACCGCAAGAGGTGGAAGCTCTTACAGGAATGATACGAACCCTTTCGGAATTGCGCGCCGGGCTTAGTTCTCTTTAATTATCTCAATAGCCCGCACTTCGTCACATAGTACACTGTAATTGCCAGCGTCAGATTTTAAGAACAAAATTCTTGAAATATAGAAATTATAATTCAATATTTCATCTGACTTGACATTTTTTGTACCGTCTGACTCGTCAATCTCAACAGAAGTAATATGCCCAAACGACAGATTTGTTCCATCGGCGTAATGGAAACAGAATGTAAACATAAATTCACCCCCTCTCTCTGAAATGATTCTATACCATATACCAAAATTTTACAATATGTTAGAAGGCGGATTAATCATGAACGAGATCGTCGACCCCATGCATTTGACGGAACTCGGTAAAAAGATGCTGGAGAAGGGCGCCGCTGAGTGGAAAGCCTTTGACATGGGTTATAAAGACGGCTACGCCGCGGGGAAGCAGCACGGACAGAATGCCGCCGCCAACAACAGGGCAGAAAGGAGGAAGGTATGCATAACATCAAAAAAATAACGGTGCTCAATACTTTGGCAGAAGTAAATGAGCACCTTAAACAGGGATGGTGTCTGATTAAAATCATTGACAGCGGCACCTATGTGTTGGGAATGCCAAAAGAGATATACGATTACTTACAGGACCGTCCATCGACAAAATAACAGCTCACACCAGAATTTTACAACGCCAACGTAAACACAGGGAGATCGGTCATGGAAAAGAAATGCGATGTCTGCGGAGACCTAATTCCGATAGTCAAGGAAAATATTTACAAGGCTTCGGAAAATTACGGCCTGATTAGCGCCCTTACCGCGCCGTCCAAAGTATACGATGTGACTGACTGCCCGAACTGCGGGTGCCAGACGGTTCTAAAGGTGCGGATGTCAAAAATCAAAGATAAGGAGGAAGAATCTTGAGACCGGGAAGAAACCATTTCCAGGAAACCGAGGCAAGGATTGAAGCGCTCGAACAGCGGTTTGAAAGGCAGAAACAGCAGTATGAAGAGCTGAAAGAAAAATCGGCGCAGATAATAACCTCGCTGCGGTATCTGGATGGGGCGGTCAGAGACGGAAAGTACTCCGAAGACGCACCGGAATTACTCGGCGCTCTCTTCAAAAATGCTAAATAAGCAAAGAATACCAAATAAGCAAAGAAAGGGGCAGAGGCATGAAACCAGGAAAAACCCTCCAGGAGCTCGCCGTAGAGCTCGACCGCCAGAACAGGACGAAAAAGGACTACCTCGTCGACACCCCGGCGCTGGCCATGTCGTACGACGCCGACCCCGGCCGGCTCACGCTCAATCTCAACTTCGGGGTGGGCAGCGACGATATGACCACTATACGCCGCATGGAAGTAAGTGACATAGCGCACCGGCAGATCGGCGCGCACTTAGGCATCCCGGCCAGGTACTATGACAAGATGCGCTCGGACTACCCTGAGCTGCTCTCGGCTAACGTCAACGGCTGGTTCAACCGCAATCCCGATAAGCGTATGATCCGCACGTTAGACGGCAGGGCCCGCGCCTACCTGTCGGACAGATACCGCAGGATAGACAATTACGAGATCGCGCAGACCGTCCTGCCGATTATCGGAGAGATCGCGGACGTCTCTGTCGGGAGCTTTGAACTGACCGACGCAAAAATGTACATAAAGGCGGTGAATCCTCGCTTAACCGCCGAGGTTGTGCCCGGCGACATCGTGCAGGCCGGCATCATGGTCACCAATTCGGAGACCGGGCAGGGGGCCGTCAGCGTCCAGCCGATCATATACCGGCTGATCTGCTCCAACGGCATGGTGGCGGCTGATTACGGGCAGCGGCGATACCATATAGGGCGCGGGAATGAGAACTTGTTTAACGCCGGGCAGGGGAACAAGAAGCGGTATGGCAACCGATATGACAACGCCGGGCACGGGGGCGACGACTGCGGCGACTACGAGATATTTCGCGACGCCACCATCGAGGCCGATGACAAGGCGTTCATGATGAAAATCGAGGACACTGTCCGGGCGGTCGTCGATCAGGTCAGGTTTGACAAGCTCGTCGGCCGGCTGCGGGAAGCTGCCGGCGCTAAGATGGAGACGACGAACATACCGAAGATCGTCGAGCTCTCCGCCAGGGTGCACGGGCTCACGCAGGACGAAGGCGACGGCGTTTTGCAGCACCTTATACGCGGGGGTGATCTGAGCTTATACGGATTGGCCAACGCCGTCACCCGGCAGAGCCAGGACGCGGAGAGCTACGACCGGGCCACGGAGCTTGAGGCCATCGGCTGGAACGTCGCCACAATGAGCCCGGCGCTCTGGCGCAGGATAAACGCGTTGGAGAACGTCACGAATCAAAAATATTCGTCCTGACGACAGGACATCACCGCTTTATAGCGGAGAAAGGGGTATACCAATGAATGGATCAAAGAACGGCTCAGTGAATGGCATTTTGAATCCCAATGCGTTGAATACCATCGAGATTTTAACCGGCGCCCTTTGTAAGATGGTGGATCACGCGCTGGAACTGGAAGCCGAGGTAAAGCACCTTACTGCCTCCGAGAACAACTGGTATAAAAGATGGTTGGAGAATGACGCCGAGATTAGCAAACTCACCGAACAACTCAAGAAGGAGACGGACGCGCATTATGCCACCAAAATCAGCCTCAACGCCGCTCTCGGCGAACTGGACAGCCTTAAAGGGCCGAGGGAAACGCATATTGTTGAGGACGAAGGCGACAGCGAACCGGACGATCTGATGGACGAGGACGACAGCGAACCGGATGATCTTTTTAGGGACGAGGACGACGAGTATTGAATAACCAGTCCCCCACGTATATTCATGACGCCGCCGTCTTCCCCGACCTCCCCGAGCTGACTTTCCAGGAGGACGCCCATATCTACACCCTGGGCGGCGTCCGCAGGCTGCCGAGCGTGACCCATATCATGCGCTTTATGAGCCGGGAACTATACGACGGCATACCTTACGACACGCTCGATAACGCGGCCAGGCGCGGCGCCCTCGCCCATGAGCAGGCCGCCAACCTCGATCTGTACGGCTATGAGGAATCGGATGAGGACACCAGGCCATATATAGAGGCGTACAAGCGGTTCCTCTCGGACTACAGGCCGCGCTGGACGGCTGTGGAGTGGCGCGGGTATCACCGTAACCTGCTCTACACCGGCACAATTGACCGCGCCGGCTATATCGGGGAGGACGACGGCCGCGGCGTCGATATCGTAGACCTAAAATGCACCCGCGCGTTTCACCCCGTCATGCTGGGCACGCAGATCGCGGCCTACGCCGAGATAGCCAAGAGCCACGGTATCATGGTACGTAAGCTCTACGGGCTTCAGCTGCTTCAAAACGAGGGCTATGTCTTTCAGGAGGTGCCGAATAACTTTATCACGTTCCTGCACTGCCTGGGACTTAATAACGAAATGGCAAAAGAGAGCAGGGCTTAACAATAAGACTGTAAAAAATGGCAGTGATTAATAACAATACCGATAAGGAGAAAAGAGTATGGGTGAAACGGCCGTATTGTACGACAAAACACAAACCGATACCGACATAGAACAGCAGCTGCAGGTCAACGGAATCTCAATCGTAAACAGAGCGCGCTCGCTTGTTGTCAATAACGAAGAGGACTATCACACCGCCGCTGAATATCTCAGAAACGTCAAAAACCAGATGAAGGCGGTGGAGGGCTACTGGTTCGGGCCGAAGAGCGCCGCCAAGCAGGCGCACCAGCAGGTATGCGACAGGGAAAAGATGATGCTCATCCCGTTGAAGGATGCGGAGGCGGTGCTCAAGGGGACAATGGCGCGTTATCAGACACAGGTTGAGAATGAACGCCGCAGACAGGAGGCGGAGCTCCGCCGCTTGCAGCGGGAAGAGGCCGACCGCCTGCTTAAGGAGGCCGTGGCCGCCTCCGCGCAGGGCGACCATTCCGCCGCCGAGGCAACTCTGACTATGGCCCAGATGGTAGAGGAGATGCCGGCCGCGGTGACGGCCGCGCCGGCCCCGACTGCCCCCGGTGTCAGCACCAGAATGGTCTGGAAGGCGGTAGTAACGGACGAGAAAGCTGTACCGATAGAGTTCGGTGGTATTATCATACGTCCTATAGACATGAGTTTGCTCAACCAGCTCGCGCGCTCATCGCGCGGGACGGCCCATATAGAGGGCGTGGAGTTTTACCAGGAGCCGCAGATAGCGGTGAGGTAGAGGAAACCGGGAGCAAATACAGCGGTAAGGATGTCGAACTAATAGAATCCGGATTGATAGAGCCGGGCCAACTGATTAAAAGATCAACTGACTAAAAAAATAATGAGGAGCAGAAAATATATGGAAAACGATTCCGTACAAAACCCCTATGCCGCTAAAAACCCATACGCGCCAGAGCCGGACTTCGTGCCGGACAATACGCCGCAGTTTCTGGCGCCGCAGGCTCCGGGGCTCAATTCAGCTAACCGCGGCGGCCTGGCTTCGCAGACTTCCGCCGAGGAGGCCCGCGCGATCGCCGAGGTCAAGGCCCAGGTATTTGCGGCCCACCAGGCCCCCCGCAATCCCGAGCAGGCTGTAGACCGCATCCTCCGGGAGTGCAAACGGCCGACGCTGGCGGAAAAGGCTACATACTCATTCCCGCGGGGGAAAGAGATGGTATCCGGGCCGTCCATAAACCTGGCGACGATGATGGCGAACAACTGGGGCAATATCAAATACGGCTGGGAGACCCTTGAGCGGCGCGAAAGCAATAGTGTGCTGCACGCCTACGCCTGGGATATGGAGACTAACACCTATATAGAGCGCAAGTTCGAGGTACGGCATTTCAGGGAGACCCGCACCGGCGGTTATACCCTGACCGACGACCGGGATATATACGAGCTTGAGGCCAACTCCAGCGCCAGACGCCTGCGGGCCTGCCTGCTGCAAATACTCCCCGGCGACGTCGTGGAGGCGGCTGTGGATATGTGCCGGCTGACAACGTCATCCGCGCTAAATACCGAGATGAACGACCCGAAGAAGCGCGGGGCTCTCATCTCCAAGACCATCAGGATATTCGCAAAGTTCGGTGCTTCCCAGGGGGACATGGAAGACGCCGTCGGGGCTCTGGCCGGCGACTGGGATTCCTCGCATTTGCTCAAGCTCAAGGAGATCAAAACCGGCCTTGAGGACGGCGCGCTGGAGCTTGGCGTCGTATTCCCGAGGCTGGCGGCCGCCGGGCGCAACGAGACGATCTCAAAGGCGCAGGTATCCGAGCTCATGCGCATGGCCGCCGATACCGGCAAGCAGGGCGACGTCAATCTCTGGCTCAAACAGCGGGGTATCTCGCGTATGGCGGATGTCCCCAAGGATCGGTTCGACGAGGTTAAAGCTTATGTCGAAAGCCTTGTCGATAAAGGCCAGACCGCTACAGCGAATACCACGGCGGCCGCGTCAGGGGGTACCGCGGTGGCAGGTAATACAGCGGCGGCAGAGGATACGGCGGCATCCGCCACGGTAGATACCGCGTCCGGAGCGGCAGCCAATACCGCGGCCTCCGAAGCCGAAGCCGAGGCCCAGCCCGAGGCAGAACACGAGCCCCAGCCCCATGCTGAGAATGGAGCAAAATAATGAGCGAAATGACAAAATATGGGGCATACAAAAAGAGGCTTCAGGGCGTGTGTGAAGAGAACAACTTAGTCTCCCGGTTCAGCCGCGACGCCTACCCTTTCAGCCTCACCATCCGGCCCGTCAGCGAGCTCAACCCTCAGATGAGCCTGTTGGAAGAAGAGGACGGGGCCGGCGGTACCAGCCAGGACGCGTATATACTGTTCGCCTATAAGGACGGCGCGCTGGTCTATAGGACTTCCGAGACATTTACCATCAGCGACGCGCTGTTTTCCAAGATCAAAAATCTTTATAAAAATATGTATTTCCTGTATTTGCAGTTCTTCTACAGGGAAATCGTAGAAAAGAAACTGCTGGTCGCGCTGCCGGAGATCGATGACGGGGATGATACAGCGGATAAGGCGGATAAGGCGGATATGCCCGATATGCGGGACATGCCGGATATGCAGTCTGCGGCCGACGATATGGCCGATAATATAGACGATGACACGAATATGGCCGGCGACGCCGCCCCGGGGGACGCGGCGTATGACGCGGCGGACGGCGAAACCGACGTCGCAGACGATGAAGCCGACGTCGCGGACAACGAAACCGATTAGACCGTCAATTGCTTAGGCCCCCACTCTTTTATATACCCCGCCGCCTCTTGACCTCCCGGGCGGCGGGGGACTGAAAAAACCTTTTGCGCAGCAGGTGGCGGAATCAAATGGCTAACCCACAAAAAGAAAACGGATACACCGCGATAGCCAATGAACTGCTTGATGAGATTATCAGGGGCTCCTTTACGGCTACGCAGTATAAGATTATATTGCTTATCCTGCGGTATTCGTATGGTTTTAACCGTAAAAGCTGTGGGTTGTCCGTTTCCTTCGTGCGCAGCGCCATCGACGGCAACGAGAGGTATGTGAGACGCGAATTACAAAGGCTGATCGACGGCAACGTGATTTGCGTAGATTCTGAGCCGACGTTTAGCAAACCGCGCGAATTGTCATTTAACAAAAATTATGAAACGTGGGCTGTATCTTTTAGACAGCAGAGGGCCGACACAACCAGAGGGGGCGTACAGGCCCATACCAGAGGGGGCGTAGAGGTACATACCAGAGGGGGCGTACAGACCCCCCAAGAAAACAATAATAAAACAAAATTAAAACAAGAATTGTGCGAATTTTTTGAAACCGTCTGGAAACTCTACCCCGAAAAGAAGGGCAAGGCCCACGTATCGGAAAAATCCAAGAAGGCGCTGCTCAATCTGGGCGTTGACACCGTCGTGCGGTGCATAAACCGGTATATCGCGGATAAGCCCGACTGGCAGCAGTACCAGAACGGCAGTACGTTTTTCAACGGCGGGTATATCGACTATCTGGACGAGAACTACGAAAAGCGTATGGAGGCCAAAGCCCGCAGCCCCGACCCCTACGAGGGGTATAAGCATTTTTGAGGTGATGCGCCTTGCAGCACTACTCTCAGGAGCTTGAGCTGTCGGTAATCGGAGTTATAGCCGTGTACTACGCCGATGTCAGGCAGTATATAGGGCTCTTACAACCGGAGGATTTTTATTTTGATTTGCCGCGCGCGGTGTTTTCGGCGTATTCGTCCGCGCAGTCCGGCGATATAGATATATGGCTTGTAGCCTCAAAACTTACCCAGGAGCAGAGCGATTGCCTGAAACAGGGAATCGCCATAGTGTATACGTCTGCCAACTTCCCGGCATACGTAAGCGAGCTCAAGGCCCTGTCTCAGGCCAGGCGGCTGACGGCCGCGGCTACCGCGATGATATCCGGCGGGGAGGTGTCGCTGGATAAGCTTAAAAAGCTTGTCCAGGATGAGGAATCAAACAATTTTTCGTTGTCCTACAAGGACAAGGCGATGAGATCGATAGACGATCACGTCGCCGGCCTGGGCGTTAAACCCAAGCGCATCTATACCGGTCTGTCCAAGTTAGACAAGATGTCGGGCGGTATCCGCGTCCCGAGCGTCTTCATGGTCGGCGCTTACCCCAGCGTCGGCAAAACGGCTTTCGCGCTGAATATCGCCGCCAATCAGGACAAGCCTGTGGTGTTTTTCAGCCTGGAAATGTCCGGCGGGATGATTTACGAACGCCTTGAGAGCGCTGAATTAAAGATCGACTACGGCCTGTTTTCCGCCTGGGAGCTCGGGGCGGGCTACAAGTCCGTAATCACGGAATACGCCAAAGACTTGAAAAACCGCGTCTATTGCTTCGACGACGTCTATCACGTCGAGCAGCACGGCGGCATTATCGCGTCGATCAAGCCCGCCGCCGTGTTTGTCGATTATGTTCAGAAAGTCAGGACGCACGTTAAAACCGACAGCCGGCGCGCCGAGATAGATTATATATCCGGCATGTACAAGCGTTTCGCCAAAGACTATGACTGCGTTATATTCCTGCTTTCCCAGCTCGCCCGCGGCAGCAATAACAACAACGCCCCCACGATGTCGAGCCTCAAGGAGTCCGGCGCGCTAGAAGCCGACGGCGATTACGTCGGGATACTACACCGTCCGTATGTGTTCGACAAAAAGAACCACGGGCCGGAAGAGGCCGTATTGCTGCTGGATAAAAATAAATTCGGCGAAACCGGCGTATTTAACTTGCATTTCGAAGGCCGGTACCAGAAATTTTACGAGGCCGAAACCTCCGCGGATAAGCCTAACAACAAGAACAGCAATAAGGCTCCGGTCTTTACCAGGCTGGAAGGCGGCGCGCCGCCGCCGCAATTCGCCCAGGGGCGGCTGTGATCAAGGGCGCTATGGTCAAGGACACTATGATCAGGGGCGGTCATGATGAGGGACGGTTATGTCATGGGCAAAGCCAGCGATTTACCGAGTATGCGCAGATACGATCCGATATTCCGCGCCGCGTACTCATTCATGGAACGCTATATTGACGCCGATACCGACGCCAACTTCGAGAAGCTCGTGGCCGAGCTGCCCGGCCTGTCCGCTATGTCGCCTTTTATGGCGGACATGCTGGTTGCCGTTACGGGGGAAATAAGTCGTGAGTACGAGAGACGCAGAGCGAGAGACTGAGCGGGATTGGCTGGATTGGCTGGACTGGCCGGACTGGCGGGCATCGCCGCGGACTGAGTATGATCGGGACTGGCGGATACCGCCGTGGGATGAGTATGAGAGAGAAAAGCTCATGATACAACAGACCCTGCCGCTGGATATGTACGAGCCCGCTGTAAGAGAATTGGTTGAGAGGCTGGGGATATGATGAAACACAAAATCGCAGAATATCTGATAATTTTTATCACGCTTGTCGCTCTGGCCCTCGCCGCCGTCCTCGTACCCGAGTACTACGCCGGGTGCCAGGCGAGAGCGGCGCACGAGAGCGTATCTATAATTACCAACGGATATGCTGACACATTTTAGCCTAGCGGAGATCGAGATAGGCCGAAGTGGTCAACGGAGAAATCCGGGCGTGCCGGGATTTACAGCCCTAAAATAGACGCAATACGGGAGGTGTTTGGATGAGCGTAACCTTCACAGTGCCGGGCGAGCCCCAGGGCAAGGCCCGCGCCCGCACCGGCAAAGGGTTTTTCTACACGCCAGAGAAAACCGTGCTGTACGAAAACCTGATCAAAATGTCGTACAGTCAGAAATACCGGGGCGCCGATGGCGCCAAGTTCGAAACAATCCCCGGCACCGAACTGAAGCAGCCCGTCGGCGTGACGATCAGGGCGTATCACAGTATACCGCGCAGCTACGGCAAGGGCAAGAGGCTGGCCGCCACAAACAACCTGAACAGGCCGACCCGGAAACCGGACGCCGATAATATCGCAAAGGTCATTTGCGATGCGCTTAACGGTTTGGTGTATATAGACGATACGCAGGTCGTTAAGCTGACTGTCGAGAAACTCTACGGAGAGCCGAGGGTAGAGGTTGAGATAGAAGTAATATAATCACACGGACGGTAATCACATGGACGACATAATCACAGCGAGCCGTAATAAACCCTCATACGCGACAGAGCGCGAACGGATGATTACAGAAAACAGGGGCCTTGTATACCTTGTTGCCGGGCGATATATTAAAAAACAAGGCTTAAGACACGAGGACACAGAAGATATCATCCAGGAGGCTGAGATGGGCCTCATCAACGCGGTTGACAGATTCAAGCCGGAACTGGGATATGCGTTCTCTACCTATGCCGTCCCAGTTATCAGTGGCAAAATTATGCGGTGGTTCCGGGATCACCCTAACTACACCTCTATAAAAATACCCAGATCACCGATATACAGCGGCAATTCAGACGAGGCTCGTAAGGCCCGTGAAATCTTTCGTGAGGCCAGGCTGGACGCGCAAGTTCCCGGTAAAACCAAAGACGATGTGACCTTCAAAGACCTGCTGCCGGGGCCGCCGGATACCTACGGCGTCTACCTGGACGATATGTTGGAGACGATCAGAGCGCTTCTATATAGGGGGCACACGCCTGATGTGGCGGAAAGGATGCTGCTCTGCCTGACGGAGTATGTGCTGGAAGGCCGCACCCAAGATGAGATCGCGGCGGATATGGGTATTTCGCAGGCCCATGTGCACAGGAGCATCAGGATAATCGCGGAACTGTGCAGCAAGCATAAGGCGCTTTTTATTGACGGCGTGCCGCGTGCCGGGCTAGATATTGGCAATTCGACGAATCGCGCTTTACAGTAAAGGACGGGGACGGCGAATGAACGAGAGTTATCTTTTTAGGGGCAAAGGCAAGCACACCGGAAAATGGATAACCGGCAGCTTGATATGTAGCAACGAGGGCCGTTATATTAGTTACGGAGGGTGGGGTTTAGCCACGATAAGTTTTTGTTCACATAAAGACGAAATTCGTGTACTGGTAGAGGAAGTTGACCCCGCTACCATCGGCCAGTGTACCGGCCTGCGGGATAAGGGCGGGAAGCTGATTTTTGAGGGGGATATATTGACCCGGATTGGTAGAAACGTTAAAAGAAGATATGTTGTTGAGTGGAACATGTACTATTGGGCGCTAAATGACAATCGGATTGAATCGAGTTTGCTTATGAACGCCGGTGACCTGCATGACCAAGTGATTATCGGGAATCGATGGGACAATCCAGAACTGCTGAAGGAGGCAGAATGATGACAGAAATCGAAAAAAGGCTTACAGAAAAGAACCCAGATGGAACATGGTATTTCAAGGATTGCGGCGGGTGCTATGAACCAAACTGCGGCGAAATTAACTGCGAAAAATTCCATGAGCAGGCAGCAAGGCTCGCCGCCTATGAAGACGCCATGCCACTCTCCCGTGCCCAGGAGCTGGCTAAGGCAGATGAGGAGAGTCGGCTTGTAGCGCTGCCATGTAAACCCGGAAGTATTATTTATGAGGTAAAGGACGGGAAAATACAAAAGAAGAAATTTAAAGAATTTAGTGTTGACGAGAACTGCATAAATGTTTTTGTAACCGGACCATCTTGTGACGGTTACTGTCAGTGGCGTAATTTATTGAATTTTGGAAAAACCATTTTTCTCACACTCGCCGAGGCTGAGGCGGCGTTGCGAAGCCGTGAAAATAATGAGTGATGGCGACCAGTGGCTCCTCGACGGAGATTGCGGTAAATGCCGCAAAAATGGTTACTGTCACAAATTATGCTGCCCTGCGAAGCTAAGATTACAAGCGATGATTGAGGCGGCACTAAAAGAAGGGATAAACAAATCATGAATACCAATAACGCGCAAGTGATGAAAACATATAACCCGGATAAAATCAAGGCTTGCTCCTATTGCCGGTCATCGGAGCCGAATTATCATGCGACAAAAGAAAACGGAGAGCCATATTTTGTGTGCGATAAAGGTCATAAGTGCAAGCCAGGGCATCAAAACGGCTGTGAAGACTATATGCCGGCGTGGTGACAGAGGGATAGGACGGTGCAAAATGAACTATAAGATTTGCCCAATATTTACAATTGCAGTAACGGCACAATACTGGCCAAAGGCCGTAATAGATGTGCTTGCTGGGAGATTAGAGATTAATAAACTTGATATCCAAAGCTGCCCTTGTGTTGATTCCTGCGCCTGGCGCGTCGGCTCCGGCTGCGCGCTGGCCATGAGCAAACAGGAAGCCTACCAGAGCGGATTAACGGACGCTAAGGCGGATGGGAGCGGGTTGGAGTGACAAGCGAGGAAATAAGGCGCAACGGCGAGCTTGTTGACAACAAAAACCCGCACTTTGACAGATACCGGATGCCAGGCGGGTATTATGTATGCGTTTATAAGATGCCGGCTGGCAAAAGCGCGCGCGATAGACCCATGCGACAAGGAAATTTTGTAACTGTGGCGAGGTGGACAGAACGTGAAGAGCGCTTAATTATTGACAATATGGATAAACCGTTGGATGAGCTAATAAGATTATTTCCAGGAAGAACCAGCTCCGCTATTAAAGTTAGAAGAACTCAGCTTAGGAAAAGATTAGATAAGTAATTTGAAGCAAAGGAGGTTGTATTATAGACACGTTGTCTTACCGCACCCGCGACGGCGACGGAAACGATATTGTAAGACAAGTTAGCATAAAACAGTATCCTGCTGAAAATATAGATTTTGTATGTATGTGCGGCGCGCATTATACAAAAGGCATAGATATAAAAAAAATCGTATCCTCTAATTTTACCGATTGGAGATACGTCACCGAACATGTTTGCGAACGATGCGCAGACATGTTCTCTTTGTATTTTTATAGCTATATAATCGATTCTCAAGGCGTCAGGCTTCTCAACGTCCGCGAGATGGCGGAGGAAATTCAACAGCCGCAGGCTCCGCCGTTTAAGACTGTAATTACGACGTCTCAAAAAAAGCACTTGTTTTACAAGGCCGTTTTTAACGATAATCCCGACAATTTTTTTGTAAACTTGGAAGAAGAACAAATACAATGCAACCTTAACAAATTACGGGAGCAGTTTACCTTTGTCTCATCATTGCAGGCGCTTGGAGACAGTAAGACGCGCTTAAAGCGCGGCGAAATACGTCACGACATACTGCTGAAAGGCAAAATTGGCACTCGTGATTACGCAAAGGCGCTCAAATACTTACAAGAGCAGTTAAAGTCCAGGCAGATACAGATACCCCTGTATCTGTCGCAAAAGCCAAATATTACAGAGGAGGAAGCTGTATGCAAGCTGGATTCGGTACTGAATCATTGAGCCATGCACGAGCCGCGTTGCTTCTATACGCGATGTATAGGAGCCGCGGGAAGGAATCCAGCCTTAACGGGTTGGAAACATGGGATAGGTGCGCCGCCTATATACGCGGCGCGGTGCTTAAGTCTAGTACAGTCGCTGAATTTGTCCAAAATTTTTGCAAAAAGGCGGCAATCGGGTCTATTGTGCCGCGCTATCTGGAGACAACCGGCTTTGTGCCGATTGATGATGTCGGCACCCTGGCCAAAGTCGACGGTGTATATGATTATCAGCTTGATATTTTTCAGGATGATAAAGTTTTGAAAATTTTTGCGAACGAGGCACAGTATATCATTATGCTCGTCCGCGAAAAAATCCAAAGAGAAAAGGAGTTGTTCACAGATTATGAAGCTGACGATCAGATATAAGCTCACCGCGCCGCTCTCACATATAGGCGAGACGGCCAGCACCGGGAGTTACTTCCAGACAGTCCTGACGAGCGCCGGCAAAATACCGGTCGTGACAGCCAATTCCGTTCGGGGACAGCTCCGCGACTGCGGCGCGAAATTCCTGCTGGACACGTGGGGAATTAAGGTAGACAAGGACGTTTTTCATACTTTGTTTTCTGGCGGCAATATCTCCGGGACAATGAAAAACGACATCGGCAAGGCGCAGAAAGTGCGTGAGGTGTTCCCGCTCGTTTCGTTATTCGGCGGCGGTTTGGGGGACATAATCATGGCCGGTAAGCTCAACCTAACCTTCGCCTATCCGGTCTGCTGGGAAAGCCAGGAAATTACAAATATCAAATCGGACATATCCTGGCATAATCTCATTGATGAGATTGAGCATACGCGGACGGATGATAGTAAAAACGACAAGCTGGTTAAATATATCTCAAATCCCGACGCGGCCAAAAAGGAAGGCACGGCCAGCACCCAGATGAGGTATGGAGTGCAGTATTTGGCCGCCGGAACAGAGTTGTGGCAAAAACTCTCACTGATAAACGCAAATGACTTAGAAACAGGCACGTTATTGAACGCGTTTAAGGTGTGGTTCGAGTGCCCGACGCTGGGCGGGATGGCGTCTAAGGGCTTTGGCTACTTTGACGCGGAGATTAATGGCGGAGAAATGAGCGTTATCGGCGGAAGGATAAAAATATCAGACGGTTGGGCTAGCCTTATCGCAAACTACCAAAGTTATCTCCAGACCGTAGACTACGAGCCGTATCTTGGCCTGCTTAAGGGCGCGGCAAAAGCAAAAGAAACCAGTAAGTCGAAGGCGCCCGGTAAAGAATTTTTATCGTTGCAAAAAAAATATCCAGAGATGGATAATGAAATTTTCGAAGATTGCTTGACAATGCAGAAAACGCTGGAGGCGAATGAAATTTATAAATCCCTTGAAGATATTTACCAAATTTGGAGTATTTACTCCGAACAAGAGTTTTCGGCAAGCTGGATGAATACAGACTTTAATAAAATCGAATCTATCAAATATGCATTCCGTGACAATTCGAACGCGGAGGAATAAAAATGGCAAAGGAGCCGACGAAGCCGCTGAAAGTTACGGCGAAACTGATTGACGGACGGATAAACAGCGCAGACGGCATAATAATGCTCGACGCCGTCTTATATCATGCATGGTTTTTAAAGCACCATCCTGATGTATTTGAGACCGGAGCCTGGATGGAACACGGCTCGGGTTATGTAGGGCTGCCGCTTCGTCAGCTGCCCGGAAACCGGTGGGCAGCCAGCAAAGGGATATACATTGAGTTATCCCAAAAAGTTGAGTATTGGAACAAGCGTCCTGACTTTTTCGCGCCTGACAAAATTGACATGTTAGACATGGACAAAGGGATAATATCCGACAGCGTGGGAAGATATAGGGCATACCGTGTCCCAAACGTGATACGGGTGCTCAAAGACAGCACGATAGACTTTTACTGCGTCGGGCACGCCGATGAGATACTTGACCTGCTGTCTCATATCCCCGCTGTCGGCAAAAAGGCGGCTATGGGCTGGGGCTATGTGGCGGATTGGAGAATCACAGAGATCGTCGAGGATTACAGCCTCATGCATTCGGATTATGGGCTGATGAGGCCGACGCCGGTGGAGGAAGCTGGCAATATGGATTTGTCGCGTTATCCGATTTACGATTACGCGATAAAACCGCCGTACTGGAAGGCGTGCAATCTTAGGAGATGTTATGTGCCATGTTAAAAATTTGCTTTGTTGAATTGCGGGACGACAAGCGCGAAGCCGGCGGTAGTTTAGGCGCAAACTCGATTATATACGCGGCGAGGAGTGCCGGATATAACATAGACGTACTTGACCAGACATCGAACGGATATGATATAGAACTTTTATCTGTGCATTTTTATACAGGTTATCCGCTGGTTAAGCGTATGCCAAAAAGAGCAAAATATAGAATAATCGGAGGAAGTCCGCTAAAAAATAATCCCCTGCCGTTAATACGTTTTTGTGATGCCTTGTGTTTGGGCGAAGGGGAAAGCTGGATAGCAGCCGCCCTCGGCATATTAAGCGAGACAAATGATATTGAACGGCTGGCATCGTTGCCCGGAACAATCGTTTCAAAGTTGTGGGTTAAGGGCAGCCCTGTTCCGCCGCCGAATTTTGAGCCGCAAATCCCTAAAAACCCGCCATTTCTGCGTAATGACGATGGCCAGACAGGACGTAATAAGGCGTGGGAAATTGAACTGACACGAGGCTGCCCGTTTAATTGTAAGTTTTGTGCGCTTTCCAGCGGCAAAAACTATCGGTATATGCCGCTTGCGGATGTAAAAATGGCAATTGATAAAATAGATACAAGCAAGTGCAGAGCGGTGGACTTTATTTCGGCTGAAAGCGGGAGCCACCCAGAATTTAATAAGATAATTGGTTATTTAAAAGATAAGGGAATCACATACCGTTTCGGCACATCTATACGGTTGGAACAGATATTAAACGGTGAAGTCTCAACTGTATCTAATAATAAGCTGAGGATCGGAATAGACGGATTGTCTGAGGAAACCAGATTTCAGGCTGAAAAACGGATTACTGACGACATGATCTATAAACTGTTTGAAAAATGCATACGGGAAGGGCACGTTAATTTTAAGCTTTACATGATTATCGGTTATCCCTGGGAAGATGACAAACGGTTCGATGCGGATTTCGCAAAGTTTGACGCTCTGATAAGTCGAATAAAGCCTCTGGCTCTCAAAAAAAATATAATCATTGAGATAAATTGGACGCCGCTTTTACCACTGAAAGGCACACCGCTTGAGGGAACTGTCCCTACTTATAACTACAGAATGTATGAAAAAATCTCTATGTGGCATGCGATAAATCGACATCCGCAAAAAAACAAGGGGTTATACATAAAGGAAATATTGCCATCTGTACCGTGGCAATATAATAAGCTTCTTAAGATCGCCGTTGGGGATGAGGACACTCTATGAGCTCTTGGGCTTACAATGCCCTGCATATACTTGCACATATAAGTCAAGGGCCTCCTGCCTGCCGACGTTAAGCCCTCTTACGTACAATTATGCCCGGAATCGACATAATTGTCAAGGAGGGCGCATGAGCCAGACAAAATACAAACTGCCTACCGATCTTAAGTCAGAATGCATAAGCATCGTCCGTGGATATGAGCGGCGGGTGAGGCTGTATCATCAGCGCCGGGAAAAGGTTATATACGGCTCGCCGACGCCCGACGGACAGCCGAGAGGGAACACGCTGCCGGATATCACCCAAGACAAGGCCATCAGACTAGAAGTTATCGAAAGCAGCTTTGATACCAGGGCTATGCGGGCGGTTGAACATGCGAGGGCTATGGTCGGCATTGACCTCGCTGACGAAAGCGCCAGGCAGATACTCAGGGCGGCGATAATGGACAGCTGTTTAAAAGGGCGCAATTTTTGCTTTGGCTATTGGCCGCTGACGATGGAAAGGGATAACTTCTATGAGCGCCGCCGCAGGTTTTTGTACGATATCGCAAATTATTTAGGATTTTTATAAAAGTGCGGACTGTGCGTCGAAAAGATGTTTTATAATGGCAACGTGACAATTTGCCGCAAAAGCAAGAGGGCTATTCGCCCTCTTGCTTTAAGTCTAGCAGTGATTTGCAGTCGGCAAGGATAAGATGCCTGGCATATTCGCTCATAGATAATCCGAGCCGCGAAGCTTTTTCTTGCAGAATTCCTTTTACTTCCTCAGAAATCCGGATTTGAAGGTATTCACTTTTCTTAGGTGACGGCGGCATGGTCACACCTTCTTTCTTGTGATAAAGCAAATGATGGCATACATGATAATTAAAGCAATAACCAGTATATCGAGTATGCCGATGCTTGAGAAATTGATTACTTTAGCCGCAATTAACAAAATTAACAAAATTGATATTAGGTCTTTCATTTTAGCGCCTCCTGTGCTATAATATATTTATAGGGGTGCCCCGCCTTTCGGCGGGGCTGGGAAATTTACTTCCCTTTTCTAAGATACTCATCAAGCTTGGCGAAGATTTGGATTGTCAGCCAAGTTATGGTGAGTATCCTTTTTAGTTCTTCCATGTTACCACCTCCTTTCTAATATTATTATAACATATGTTATGTCATATGTCAATACTATATTAAGAAATAGTTATTGGAAATGTTTTCAATGAATTTTTGTTCAGTATCGTAAACGCCCCGCAAGGCGCTTTTTATTTGCCCCCTGATGTATGCGCACATTCCGATAGATATTAATTGGAGGCGGTGCCCAGTGCCCTACCGTGCCAAAAAACCATGCGCATACCCCGGCTGCCCAAAGCTGACGGATAAACGTTACTGCCCCGAACACGCGCGCGAGGAATCCCTGCGCTACGAGCGTTACGACCGTGACCCCCATCACGGCCAGAACTACGGGGCGTCATGGAAGCGTGTCCGCGCGAGATTCCTCGAAGAGCACCCTCTGTGCGAGTTGTGCCTGTACGACGGGAAGTTAGTTCCGGCCACACTTGTCCATCATAAGCGGAAAGTTACGGACGGCGGGACGAATGACTTTGAAAACCTGATGTCACTTTGTCAGAATTGCCACAGCCGGCTTCACGCCAAAAAGGGAGATCGCTGGGGGTAAACTTTCAAATTTTGAAAATAAGGAAATAGATTTTGAAATTTGAATTTAAAACGCCGGGGGAGGGGTAGGTCAAAAACTTTCAGGGTTTCGCCCCTACACCGGCCTCGGGCAATCGCGCGAGATTTCGCAATTTCAAAAGGTAAAATTGGAATATGAAGAGGCGATGAATTATATGCCGAGCGGCGGCTCCCGTCCGGGCTCCGGACGCCCGAAAAAACCGGTTGCGGATAAGATTCTTGAGGGAAATCCGGGGAAGCGGGATATAGTTGTGTTATCTTTTCCGGCCGGCAAACAAAAGTCAAAAAATCAAAAGCCAAAAAATCAAAAACCAAAAATACCGAGTTTCCTTGACTTGTCAGCCAAAGAGGGGGACGCTTCGCTCCCGAAGGCCAGCGAGATACTCAAGGCGCTCAAAGATTTTATCGCCTATGCCGGGTGTACGGATTACGTCCCTGCGCTGCTCGTCGAGGACTTCGCGTTCTTACGCCGGGCATACCTGGAAACGGAGATGATGAACCGGAAGTATGGCCGTATATCCAGCGGTAAGCGGTCGCCTTACGTACAGATCGCGCTCGACTACCAGAAGGCAAGCCTGGCGGTTTTCATGCAGATCTGGAACATTATTTCCGAGAGTTCCACGCAGGTTTACGAGAAAGACAGAAACACATTTCTTTCGAGCTTAGAGAATCGGGGGTTTTAGCATATGAAATCGACGAGCCGGTTTGAACAGGTCGATGTGAATCTGCTGGTGCCGTATGCGCGTAACGCCCGCACCCACAGCAAAGAGCAGATTCTCCAGCTGCGCTCCAGCCTTCGTGAGTTTGGGTTCGTCAATCCAATTCTGATCACAGCGGACTATTCTGTGATCTCCGGCCACGGCCGGCTGGAAGCGGCGAAGGCCGAAGGGATAGCTGCCGTTCCCTGCGTTTTCGTCGAACACTTAACCGAGGCCCAGAAAAAGGCGTACATACTCGCCGATAACCGTCTGGCGCAAAGCGCCGGATGGGACGAGGAGCTTCTCGCGCTTGAGCTTGGCGAGCTGAAAGAGCTGAACTTCGACATGAACCTGACCGGTTTTGACATTGAGGAAATCGAGAAGCTCTTCGCCGCCGGCAATCCGGAAGTCGAAGAAGACGACTTTGATGTTGACGCCGCGGAAAGGGAACCGGTTCTTGCGCAGCATGGCGATGTCTGGACGCTCGGCCGGCACCGGCTGCTGTGCGGCGACAGTACCGTCAGCGCCGATGTTCAACGGCTGATGAACGGTGAGAAGGCCAGATTCGTCTTTATAGATCCGCCATGGAACGTAGACTATGGCTCCGATACGAAGCACCCATGCTGGAAGCCGCGCCAGATTATGAACGACAATATGAGCGCCGAGCAGTTCGGCGCTTTTTTGTTGGCCGCGTTCAAATGTATCGCGGAGGTTTCGGCGCCTGGGACAATGCTCTACTGCGTTATGTCGGCGCAGGAATGGGGCAGCGCGATGATTACCCTGCATGAAGCCGGGTTTCATTGGTCGTCAACGATTATATGGGTAAAGGACTCCCTGGTTCTATCTCGCAAGGACTACCACACGCAGTACGAGCCTATCTGGTACGGCTGGTACGCGCCAAACGGCGAACCGCGGCTCTGCCCGCTGGCCGACCGGAAGCAGTCGGATGTCTGGCAAATCCCGCGCCCGAAGAAAAGTGAGCTGCATCCCACCATGAAGCCGTTAACTCTGGTCGCCAGGGCGATCATGAACAGCTCCCGACCCGGCGATATCGTTCTCGATACCTTCGGGGGATCGGGCTCAACCCTGCTCAGCGCGGAGCAGACCGGCCGCTCCTGCCGGATGATGGAGCTTGATCCAAAGTATGTGAGCGTTATCTTGCGCCGGTACGCTGAGTTCAAAGGAAACGGCGGCGCGGATATTTCCGTGAAGCGGGACGGCGAGGTACTCTCATACGCCTGCGCAGTCAATGTGATAAAAAGTCTCTCTCGTTGATTCTGGCAGTATAAATGGACGTGTTATCCGGTTGATGTTCTTGGCTTTCTACGGTAACATGATACTACCAAAATTAAACGAGGAGGCGCACAAATGAAACTGAATTATAACGTAACGGGCAAGGAAAGAAAGAACCTTGTCGCCGCCATCGCCGAAATCCTTAATGCTCCGGCGCAGTACCAGGGGATGCCCAGCGCGGCGTACCGTATCGGCGAGTACACGCTCGGCAAAGCCGGCTTGCTCGAAGGCCCGGACAGCCTCGGCCTGGAGGACGAACTTCACCGGAGAGGTTTTGACGCCGAAGGCGAGACCCGCGAGTACGATGAGCCGGATACTTACGAGAGCGGTTTGGTCGGCATGGACACGGCCCCATCATTCGAGGACTTGGACATGACTGAGGGCGAGGAGCTTGGGCTGGGACAGGAGCGCCGCGAAGACTTCCGCGGTGAGAACGGGCCGCAGCCGGACGACCGCCCGCAGCCGGACGACTGCCTGGAGCCGGACGACTGCCTGGAGCCGGAGGCCACGGCCACGGAAACTAAGCTTGTCACGGTCAGCAACTACATGGCTCCGGACACCCTGGCCATAGAAATCCCGCTCAAGGGGTTCACGCCAGAGAAGCTGGACAACTTGGCGAACATGATCGCCGCGAAGGCCCCGCTCCTTAAAGCGGCCCTCGGTGCAGACGACGTCTCGTTCCGGCTGAACCGCGACACGCTCCTGTTCCCCTGGTTCGCAGGGAACCTCGACGCCGAACGCGTCAATGCTTACTCCACGCTGATCGCCTTTATCTGCGAAGCGGCTAAAAAGAAAACGCGCGTCACCGCGAAGGAGCGGCCCTTTACCAACCAGAAGTACGCGATGCGCTGCTGGCTCCTCTCCCTCGGGTTTATCGGCGCGGAGTTTAAGACCGCTCGGAAGATCATCCTGGAAAAGCTGGAGGGCAACGGCAGCTGGCTTAACGGCAGACCGGCGACGGAGGCCTCCGATGAATAAGCCGGATGGCAAGGCGCTGGAACAGCTTCTCGCGGTGCGGGATTCCGGCATGACAAATATGCTGGACTTGAATGCGGTGCAGAGGATCTCATTTGACAGGGATTTCTACGAATTGGTGAACTTCATTGAAGAAAACCGTCTGGAGTATATAAACTTCATTATGCACGGGCGGCGCGAATAAACCGAACAGCAAAGAGAAATGGCTTCCAGACGGGAGCCTTTTTCGTTGCTTATTCTCAGCGAAAGGAAGGTCACGGACTTGGACGGCTATGATTCAAAAATGCCGAAGGCGAACAAAATGATCAATCCGGACGGGAGTATAACGACTTTCGGCGGGGTGCCGGTGTCCGATGCCGTGGCTCTTTATGAGTCAATGGCTCCGGCAGCGAACAAGTTGCTCAACTCAGACGGGAGCATAACGACTTTCGGCGGTGATCCGGTGTCTGACGCCGAGGCCCTGTATAAAACAATGTCTCCGAAGGTAAATAAGTTCCTCAATCCAGACGGTTCTATTTCTACGTTTGATGAAATCCTGGGCGGTGGAGGCGGCGGGGCTTCGGCCCAGGGCTGGCGGCCGCGTCCGGACTGGATTCAGATCGACCGGGATGTGCCGGCCGGTTCCATCGTGTTCCTCTGTACGGATACCGGCGGGAACGGCATCGCGTTTCAACCGACTCTAAACCCCACATCGGGAACCTATACGGTAACGGTGAACAACGGAACAAGCGACATTTATACCGTCACGAATGCGTCAAATACAAAGTTCGAGTATCGGTTTGCCAAAGGCGGCGGGAAACCCTGCGCGGACGGTTCAACGACATATAAGGTCACATTGACGGGCAATATTAGCGGTTTTACCGCGGCTCCGCTTATTTTCAGCTTTCCGAATTTCTCGTCCATTCTGTGGTGTGTTATTGATTGCCCGTCCTTAAACAATATCGCGGGTCTGTTTGCGTCCCCAAACCCAAACCCTGTGCGTTCGGTCCTTATTGAATGCTGTGATGTTCGGAGTTGCGGAAGCAACGCGTTTAACTTCGATCAGGTCTTTCTCTACAGTAATATGTTGCAAAAAGTTGTTTTGCCGAGTAATGTGACCGCTTTAGGCGCATCTTCATTCGGCTATTGCACCTCATTGAGGGAGCTTAGTTTACAAAGCCCCTTAACAAGTATTGGAGCCGCTGCTTTTTCTAATTGCTCTTCGCTTCCGGGTTGTACCACCGCCGCAACGATGGGGATTGGCGTTTATCAAAACTGTAATTCGCTTAAAACGGCATCTGTTCCGACGCCGTTCACGGTCACGTCCGATAGTAATCTGTTTTCTAACTGTCAGGCGCTTTCGGTAATCAGCGGTTCGGACAATATTAAGTCTTCCGTTGAAATTGCAATCGCTAACATGTTTAGTTACTGTTGTTGTTTAAGAGAACTTGACTTATCCGGAATGTTGCTGGCGTCGTTCCGATTTGCGGGAGCCGGGACCTCCATTTTGCCATACGCTTTGGAAAACCTCTGGTGGCACCCGGCCAGCACTTTCTCTTCGGCTACCGCGCCACAGATTCAATTGCCCTGGTGCAATATCAGCGCGGTAAATCTTAACGATATTTTCAGCCGCCTGCCGACCGTCACCGGGAAGACGATCAGCATCAACGGCAACCCCGGCGCGGCCGCCTGTGACAGAACAATCGCCACGGCCAGAGGCTGGACGGTAACAGGATAAGGGAGTGACCCATATTTCCGATTACGTTTACACCCCGTCGCCGCTCATGCTGCCCACCAGCACCTACGACAAACGCCGCGCGGACTACGCCGTGAACTTCTTCGAGGGCGACGAAACGCGTACCATGCTGACACATACGTCCGGGGAGTGGTTCGGGAAACGGTTTATACTGATGCCGTGGCAGGAACAGATCGTCCGCGATCTGTTCGGTATAGTCAACAAAGAAACCGGGTTCCGTCAGTTCCGGACGGCGTATGTTGAAATACCCAAGAAGAGCGGCAAGTCCGAACTGGCGGCGGGGATCGCGCTGTACCTGCTTTTCGCCGACAAGGAGGCCGGGGCCGAGGTCTATTCCTGCGCGGCGGATACGAACCAGGCCAGCATCGTCTTTCGGACGGCCTGCGAGATGGTTAAGAATTGCAGAGACTTAAGCGCGATCTCGAATATCGTAAAGTCCACCAGCCGTATCATATTCCCCCATACCAACAGCTTCTACCGGGTAATCTCCAGCCAGTCGAACGCCAAGCAGGGGTTCAACGTCTCGGGCCTGATCTTCGACGAGCTCCAGGCTCAGAAGACGCGGGAGTTCTTTGACACGGTAACGAAGCTGACCGGCGACGCAAGGCGGCAGCCGCTGTATTTTATCATTACCACCGCCGGCCGGAGCAAGACCAGCGTTTGTTATGAGCTGCACAGCAAAGCGAAAGACGTAATCAGCGGCGCGAAGATCGACCCGGCTTTCTACCCGGTGGTCTACAGTATGGAAGAGAATGACGACTGGAACGATCCCGCGGTATGGAAGAAGTGCAACCCGTCGCTGGGGGTAACTGTCCAGATGGGGACGATAGAAGCCGCCTATGAACAGGCGAAGCTCAACCCCGCCGAGGAGATACACTTCCGGCAGTATCGCCTGAATGAGTGGTGCAACGCCGACATCCGCTGGATGCCTATGAAGAAATGGGACGCCTGCGGCGAGGATATCAACCCTGACTTGTTCGAGGGATATGACTGTTACTGCGGGCTCGACCTTTCCAGCACCAGTGACCTGACCGCGCTGGCCCTCGTCTTCCCGCCCAGATACGACGGCGACAAGTATACGGTTATGCCGTATTTCTGGCTCCCGGAGAATACAATCGACTTCCGTTCCCGGCGGGATCATGTGCCCTACGTGTCCTGGATTCACTCCGGCGTTTTTGATACCACCGAGGGCGACGTGGTCGACTACGACGTGATCGAGGCCAAGATTGCCGAGCTGTCCGAACGCTTCAACATCAAAGAGATTGCTTATGACCGGTTCGGCGCTGAGAAAATACGCCGTGACCTGGAGGAGCTCGGGGCCGACCACGGGTTTGAGGTCTTCCCGTTCGGCCAGGGATTCCTCAGTATGTCGCCGCCCAGCAAAGACTTGTTTCAGCTTGTCCTGGAGGGCAAAATCCGTCACAGCAGACACCCGGTGCTGGACTGGAACATGGAGAATACGGTGATCGAACAGGACCCCGCGGGGAACATCAAGCCCAGCAAGCGGAAGTCTACGGAGAAGATAGACGGCGTGGTGGCGATGATCATGGGGCTGGCGCGGGCCATGGTTCACGGCGGGGACAATGCCGGGAGCGTGTATGACAGACGCGGATTATTGTTTTTTTAGGAGAGTAAAAGTAACTTCAGTCAGTTTATCTATTAACGTTGCGGAGGAATGAGTATGGGTTTTTTATCGGCGGTATCATCGCTTTTTCACTCGCGCGACAAGCCCCAAAACCGTATCGGCGGCAGACTTGAATTCCTGTTCGGCCCAACGGACGCGGGAAAGATTGTAAACGAGCGGACGTCAATGCAGGTGACCGCCGTTTACGCCTGCGTCCGTATTTTGTCCGAAGCGGTGGCCAGCCTTCCGCTGCACGTCTTTGAGGAGATGCCGGACGGCAGCCGGGAGCGCAGACTGAACCACCCGTTGTGCGGCGTACTGCGCTATGAGCCAAACCCGGAGATGACCCACTTCGTTTTCTGGGAAACGCTGATAAGCCATCTGCTCCTTTACGGCAATTGCTACGCGCAGATCATCCGGGACGGAAGGGGCCAGGTTACGGCGCTGTATCCGCTGCTGCCGGACAGGATAGACATCTCGCGGCGGCCTGACGGAAAGCTGATCTATATGTACTACACAGATATGGATGACCGCCGTATAAAGCGCGGCGGTACGCAGATCAGCCTTAACGACGACGAGGTGTTCCACGTGCCGGGGCTGGGATTCGACGGTCTGATCGGGTATTCGCCCATCGCGGTCGCCAAGAACGCCATCGGCATGGCGATGGCCACGGAAGAATTCGGTTCGCGGTTCTTCGCGAACGGGGCCAGGCCCGGCGGCGTGATTGAGCACCCGAAAACAATCAAAGACCCGGGAAAGGTTCGCGAGAGCTGGAACAGCATGTTTCAGGGCGGCGGGAACTCCAATAAGGTCGCCGTGCTCGAAGAGGGTATGACTTACAGGTCAATCGGCGTACCGCCCGAGGAGGCCCAGTTCCTTGAATCCAGAAAGTTCCAGATCAGCGAAATCGCGCGGATATTCCGTATTCCCCCGCATATGCTGGGCGATCTCGACCGGGCGACGTATAACAACATAGAAAACCTTTCCATCGACTTTGTGAAGTATACGCTCGACCCGTGGATCACCCGGCTGGAGGACGCTATACGGAAGGATTTGTTCCTGCCGTCGGAGAAGGGCCGGTATTACGCGAAGTTCAACGTGGACGGCCTGCTGCGCGGAGCGTATCGGGAACGTATGGAGGGATACCGGGTCGGGATTCAGAATGGATTCCTCAGCCCGAATGATGTGCGGGCCTATGAGGATATGCAAGCCATCGAGGACGGCGACGTTTACGCTATGAACGGCAATATGGTTAAGCTCGCCGATATCGGTATCGCATACCGCAAAAACGAATAGGAGGTGACACATGTCCAGGAAGTTTTGGAACTGGGTAAAAAACAAGGATGACAGCCGGACGCTTTACCTTAACGGCGTGATCGCCGAAGAGACATGGTGGGGCGACGAAGTAACGCCTAAAATGTTCAAGGACGAACTGATGTCCGGCAGCGGGGATGTAATCGTCTGGATCAACAGTCCGGGCGGGGACGTGTTCGCGGCGGCGCAGATATACAACATGCTCATGGAGTACATGGGCCGCGTCACCGTAAAGATTGACGGCATGGCTGCCAGCGCCGCGTCCGTGATCGCGATGGCCGGCGGCGATGTGTATATGTCCCCGGTCAGCATGATGATGATCCACAATCCCGCGACCATCGCCATCGGCGACAGCGAGGAAATGCTCAAGGCGAAAGCCCTGCTTGACGAGGTCAAGGAAAGCATTATCAACGCTTACGAGCTGAAATCAAGTCTCCCAAGGGCTAAGATCGGCCGTTTAATGGATCAGGAAAGTTGGATGAATGCGAACAAGGCCGTAGAACTTGGCTTCGCGGACGATATCATGTATAAGAACGAGAACGGGGACGGCTCCGGCCCGGAAGCGTGGCGGAACAGGGCAGTGGCCGGAATCGGCGGTATGCTGTTCAGCCGCCAGACGGTCATGAATTCCGTTTTGATGAAAATGCCGCGCACGGTATCGCAGAAAGCGGAGACTGCGGAGCCGCCGAAGCCTGAGCCCGCGCCGGAGCCTAAGGCGTCAGGGGTATCAATTGAGTCGCTTGAGAAGCGGCTCTCTTTGCTTACGCACTAAAAAATAATTTCAGGAGGAAGAAAAACATGCCTAATACTGCGTTGGAACTGCGCGAGAGACGCGCCAAAGCCTGGGACGCGGCCAAAGCGTTCCTTGAAAGCAAGAGGGGGCCTGACGGCATCATGTCCGCCGAGGACTCCGCCGTCTATGACAAGATGGAAGCCGACATTGTGAATCTCGGCAAGGAAATCGACAGGGCGGATCGTCAGAACGCCATCGAGGCGGAGCTCAACAGGAATCTGCGCGATCCTATTACCAACACGCCCGGCGCGGGTACGAATTCGGACAAGGGCGGGAAGAAAACCGGCAGGGCCAGTGACGATTACAGAACGGCGTTCTGGAATGCCATGCGAGGCCAGCCGGCCGTGAATGATTTCCTGCAAATTGGCTCCGACCCGGATGGCGGATATCTCGCGCCGGATGAGTTCGAACGGCAGATCATCCAGGGCCTTGAAGAGCTGAATGTGTTCAGGACGCTGGCCAGGGTGATCCGGACGTCCAGCGGAGACCGTAAGATTCCCATAGCCTCGCAGGGGATTACCGCGTCGTGGGTTGAAGAAGGGCAGGCGATCCCGGAGACCGACGCGAAGTTCTCCCAGATCACGCTGTCGGCGTACAAGCTGGCGGCGCTGGTCAAGGCCAGCGTGGAGCTGCTCAACGACAGCGCATTCGACATCCAGGCGTACCTCGCGGCCGACTTCGCCCGCGCTTTCGCGCAGCAGGAAGAGGACGCGTTTATCAACGGCGACGGGGTGGGTAAACCCACGGGCATCCTCGCCGACGCGCCGGTCGGCGTGACGGCGAACAGCCCCACGGCCCTGACCGCCGACGAACTGATCGGGCTGGTCTATTCCCTTAAAGCCCCGTATCGCAGCCGGTCTGTATATCTGATGAACGACGCCACGGTGGGCGCCATCCGCAAGCTGAAAGACGCCAACGGTCAGTATCTGTGGCAGCCCGCGCTCACGGCCGGCACTCCAGATATGATCATCGGCAGGCCGCTCTACACGTCGGCGTTCATGCCCGTGATCGCGCCTGACGCCGTTACGGTTCTGTTCGGCGATCTGTCGTATTACTGGATTGCGGACAGAACGACACGTAACTTCCAGCGCCTGAACGAGCTTTTCGCCACAACCGGGCTGGTGGGCTTCATCGGCTACCAGCGCGTGGACGGCAAGCTGATACTGCCGGAGGCCGTCAAGACGATCAAGCAGGGCGAGACGAAGTAAGCCCGCTTGACTGATCCACGGCGCGAAGGAGGCCGATACTTTGGCAATAATAAGCAAAACGGCGCTTCTGCGGGCGGTAAAGAAGAACCTGATCCTGGGGCACGGCGAGGACGACAAGCTGATTCTGGGTTACGTCGCCGCGGCCGTTGACTACGCGGAACGTTATCAGCACAAAGCCGAGTCGTACTACAGCTCTAACCTGATGCCGCCGTCCACCGTGCAGGCTGTCGTCATGCTGGCCTCGCATTTTTACGAATCCCGCGACGGTTCCACCGGAGGGTTCTTCGGCGACAACGTAAGCGCCGCCCGTCAGGTGGATGAGGCGGTGGAACGGCTGCTGCGGCAGAATAAGGATGTGCTGGTATGACTGGACAGGGCTGGTGATGCGGAATGTCGTTCGGTAAAATGACGGGCTTTATAAGCATCGTTAAAACATCCATGGAGCGCGACAAGGACAACATCATGCGCCCTGTGAACGAGATTTTGGCAAATGTGCGAGCCTATCAGGAGTTCCGGCACGGGACAGAGAGATGGTCTAACCTGGCGGCATTTTCAACCGCAAATTGCCTCTTTCGGTTCAGGAAGATTCCGGGGCTGACCGTTACGCCCGACATGAGCATTGTCAGCGGCGGCGTCAGATACCGCGTCATCAGCGCCGAGGACGTGCGCGGCAGGGGCATGTTTATCGAGGTGTTGGCGTCCGACACGGACCCGACCATATACTAACGGAGGAGATATTTATGGACAACATTATTTCTGACATCGCGCAAATACTGGATTCCGTCGGTATGCCGTCGGCTATGGGCGCATACCTGGAAGCTCCTCCCGACCACTACGCCGTGATTGAACCGGGGCACGATTCGTTCCAGGGATTTGCCGACAATCTGCCTACGATCGACATACAGCGCGCCAGGGTGACGGTTTCGGTTAAATCCGATTACTCCGACTGGCGTGTGAGGATAACAGGAGCCTTATTGTTTCAGTGTTTCAAATTCCTGGACCGGGCGTATATCGGCTACGACGGGGACACCGAATACTTTGCCTTTTCCGTCGACGTTGAAAAATCGTATTCCATCAGCCCATACCGGGCGTATGCCGCCGAAACGCTTGAACAGTTCAAGAAAGGGTCGTAGTATGCAGGACGTTGAAAAACAACTCCAGGATATGCTGAAGGCGTATTACGACGCGCTTGATAAAGGCGTCGAACAGGCGCTGAACTCGACAATGGCACAGGGCCTGCGGATGATACAAAGGACCGGCGGCTATAACGACCTGTCCGGGCGCTATCGCAGGGGCTTTCGCGTAGACCTGAAAAAGCTCAGGGCGGGGTCGAGGGTAGGCACCCTATACAACACCCGCTGGGCGCTCACCCATTTGCTGGAGTCCGGCCACGAGATCAGGAGGACCAGGAACGGACCCTCATACGGACGTTCGGCGGCATTTCCGCATTGGGATCAGACCGAGCAGTCCATGCTCGCTATGTACGACAGGCTGATAGAAGACGCCGTCAGAAACGCGCGCGGTTAGCGCGTCAAATCTAAACAGAGAGAGGTTATATGTTTATGACTGAGATAAAAGACAAACTTTGGTTTGGTCTGGAAAAGGTGCATTACGCGATGTTCTCACCCAGCGCCTTTACCTGGGGCACGCCCAAGCCGATCATAGGCGCGGTGGGCTTCACACCTACTCCACAGGGTTCGGAGACCACGCTGTATGCCGATAACGGCAGATATTTCCACTACACGAAGGACAACGGCGATCAGGGCGATCTGGAGATGTACCTCTTCCCTGACAGTTTTCTGATCGACATCCTCGGCTGGGCTAAGGACAACAACGGCGCGGTGCTCGCGCTCGCGAACAAGGCGCAGCTGCCCTTCGCTCTGATGTTTGAGGTCAATGTCGTCGACGAGAACGACAAGATCATCCCCATGCGCGTGATCTACTACAACGTCAAGGGCTCTAAGCCGACCATCCGATACAACACCAGCGAGGACGCCATCGCCCCGAATACCCAGACTATGACCATCACCGCCACGCCGCTCAACTTTGAGGGTATCGGGGACCTAACGTCCATACAGATCAGGCAGGACACTATGCCGGATGAGTTCGATACCTTCTTCGACGAGGTGTATACCCCCGAAGCCGCGGCGGCGCCGAAACCATAAGCCGCAATCGGCAAAAGAGGCGAGACGGGGTTTAAAACCTAGGGGGCGGCTTCATTGCCGCCCCCTATTCATTGATTCTAATTGGAATTTTTTCACGTGAATATTATGTCGTAATCATGTTATGATAAAGAAAAATATAAAAAGGTTGAGCATCATGAGAAAAAAAAGACAATTTATTATTGGATTCTTGCTTGGTGCAATGATTTTCAGTTCAGTTTCGGCATCTGCGGCGTCAAAGCAGACCATTGACGCCTATTTCGGACAGGCGAATTTAGTTGTTAACGGAAACCCGGTTAACAAAGAAACCTTGCTCTACAATGGAACTACCTACGTACCGCTAAGAGCGGCGGCGGAGATGTTAGGAAAAGAAGTTGCGTGGGACGGGGATACAAATACGGCGTATATTGATGAACCTGGGACAGGGAGGACGTTTGGAGGAACGTCGGCACAGACACAGACACCGACACCGGCGCCATCTCAATCCAGTAACAAACCTGCTTTTAGAAATAGTGGCGAGATAGAAAAATATATTAAAGATACCTACAAAGGATTTTCATATACAACAACCAGAACAGACGGACTTGATACAATATCAACTAATCGTACAGAAAAGATTTACGGTGTGGCTGCTTCATGGGACACGCCTGATAAAATATCTTATATTTTTATAAATAGTGATTGTGGATTTGCTTCAAAATCTGGCTATGAAGCCGCAAAAATTTATATGAAAAAAATAGCGGATGATTTAATCGCTAAATTGCCTGGTGTAGAAATTTCAGACGTTCATTTTTATCACGGGTGGTATAAATATCCTAATATACAGGAAGGCTATAATTCATTTGCGTATTGTAGATGGAAAACGGTAAACGGAATATTTACTTGGTATCCTACAAGTGATGATAAGTATGCGGAACAGTATTACAAATAGACAAATTGAACAAAAATTACTAACCAGCCTAACGGCTGGTTTTTTATTGGAGATATAACCATGCGCGTCATTCAAAACGGAAAAACGGCATTACATATCCGCGCCAGCAGCCTGGCGCGTTTATATTTTTTCCAGGAATTCGATATCGAACTGGACCGCTTTATTATAGACGAGCTGCAAGCGTCCAACGAGCCTGCGAAGCTCTCGGAGGCCCTGTTCAAAATAGTCTGGGCTATGTGGAAAGCCGATGCGTTTTACACGAAAACCCACGTGCTCGATTACCGGTCCTGGCTCACGTGGATGATGGAACTGCGGTTCGATATGAGCCGGCACGTCGACGCGGTAATGGAGGAGATCGAGAGCGGCTTTACAGTCAAGCGCACGTATAACACGGATAAGACCGGCACGGACGCGGGGAATCTGGCCAACAAAATCATCGCGGTAGCGTTGAAGATGGGTATGAGCCTGGATGAGCTGAACGAGCTGACGACCCAGGCTCTGATTGATATCATGCACGAATACGTGAAAACGGCCGGCGGCGAGGACACGAAGCGCAGGGCCACACCGAAAGAGACGGCCATGTTCTTCGGCGTGCGGCGCTGATACTATTCCTTGACAGATGTATAGATAAAAGTCGCTAAAACCTAACGGGAGGAGTTGGTTCGCATGCCTGCTAATTACAAGGGTATAAACATACAGTTCGGCGGGGACACAACCGATCTGAAAAAGGCGATCGCGGGCGCCAACTCATCCATAAAAGAGTTGGGCAAAGAGATAAAGGGCATAAACGATAATATCAAGCTCGATCCCACAAACATGGACGCCTTCGCTCAAAAGTCCGAGCTGCTGGGTAAGCAGATCGCCGAAACGGACAACAAGCTTAAAATGCTGTCCGCGACACAGGAGCAGTTCAGCTCCGGCAGTATAAGCCTGTCGGACGACCAGTACCTCAAACTCCAGGGCGACATCACCGAGACGGAGAATAAACTCCAGGCTTTAAAAAACACGCAGGAGCAGGTCAACGCCGTCATGCGCGGGGACGCCTCGGCCGTCTCCGCCGGAACCGCCCAGGCTCAGTACAGAAAAGAGTTGCAGGCCCTGGACGCCCAGCTCAGGCTCTATGAAAGTGAAATGACCAGGGTCAACGCGGTGTACGCGGAAAGCGACAAGAGCGCTGAAGCTTATAACGCGCGCATGACCGCGCTGCAGGGCGTATACGACGCCCAGAAGCAGAAGGTGGAGACGCTTAGCGCCGCGGTCCAGCGTTCGGCTCAGGATTACGGGGAAAACAGCAAGGAAGTCATAAAATGGCAGACCGCGCTGAATAACGCCCAGGCGTCCCTCGCGGATACGGTGACAAAGGTCGACGAGCTGGGCCAGAGCCTGGAAAAAACGGGTAATAAGGCTTCCATATTCGGCGACATGCTGAAAGCCAACATCGCGGCGGACCTGGTTAAAAAGGCGCTTAGCACAGCTATCAACTTTGCGCAGGAGGGCGCGAAGATGTACGCCGATCAGGCACAGTCCCAGGCCAAGCTGGCCCAGGTCATGAGAACCACGATGGGCGCGAGCGACGATCAGGCTGACAGCATAGTGAAACTCACGAAACAATACGAAAAAATGGGTGTCGTCTCAAAGACCGTCCAGGTCGCGGGAGCGCAGGAGCTGGCCACGTATATAAGCAAGCAGCGCACTCTTGAAAGTCTGCTGCCCGTGATGAACAACATGCTGGCGCAGCAGTACGGCATAAACGCGACACAGGAGAACGCCGTCAACATAGCGAGCATGTTGGGCAAAGTCATGGACGGACAGGTCGGCGCCCTGAGTCGGTACGGCTACGCGTTTGACGACGTGCAGTCCAACATCCTCAAAACCGGCACGGAATCGGAAAAAGTCGCGGTCGTCATAGACATTGTCACAGGCGCGATCGGCAATATGAACGAGGAACTGGGCAAGACCGACATGGGCAAATACGCGCAGCAGACCAATGAGATGGCCGATGCGCAGATGAGGATTGGCGAGGAATGGCAAAAGGCGCAGATGGCTCTGCAAACCGGGTTCATGCCGGTGGTGACGGGCCTGGCCGATGCCTTTACGGCCCTGCCGGCCGGTATGCAGCAGTCGGTCCTCGCGTGTGTCGCGCTGGCGTCTGCGGGCTATATGGTGAGTGCGGCGTTCGGTCCCGTCGGTCTTGTCATAGCCGGTATCGGCGCGTTGGGCATAGCCGCCTTCGCCGCCTACAAAAAAACGCAGGAGGAGGCGGCCGCCGAAGCCGAGAAGTTCAACCAGACCATCACGGAAACGAAGAACAATCTCGACGCGGTATACGAAACGGGAGCGAAAAACGATGCTCTGGTACAGCGCCTCAACCAACTGAACGCGGCGCTCGACAGCGGGACGCTGTCGGCGGACGACGCCGCCAAAGCCAACGATGAGCTGAAAAAAGTTAAGCAAGATCTGATAAACCTGTCCCAAGGCCGCATCACGGCTGAGAATCTGGAAAAAGGCGCGATAGAAAGCAACACCGAGGCGATAAAAGCACAGAAGGACGCCTATACGGAGCAGTATGTGCAGGCCCTGCGGAATAAGGTCGACTCGACGAGTATGACCAAGCTGAACGACGAACTGACGGAATCGCAGGAAAGGTACAACAAGGCCCTGGCCGATCAGCAGTCGGCTGTGGCGTACAGGAATGGTATCAGCGCACTGGCTGACGAAGTGAAGAGATTGAAGGCGGGCCTCGATGACGGCACAGTATCGCAGGCCGAGTTTCAGGCCGGGATGCAGGATATAATCGGCAAGGCCGACGCTTTGAGCAGAGCTGCCGGCCGCGGCGGTTTCGTTAACTGGGAACCATCGATAGCCGTACTGAACGGGCTAAACAAAGAATTGGCCGTAACCGACAAAAATCTCAATGAACTGGGCGAAAGCACAGGCGAATACAAAGCACAGGTCGACGATGTAACCACCCGGCTGGCGGTTCACATGGGCCGTGTAAAAGAGCTCGAAGATATAGAGAGCGGCGCGTTCGACCGCCGGCAGGCCGCGATCGCGCAGTTAAATGTCGAGGATGAACGTCGGCAAGCCCTGACCGCCGGTCTTAAGGAACAGGGAGCCGCCCTGGAGGGTGTCTCGGCCAATATTAACCGCGTCGTGGACAGCTCTAAAGACCTGCAGTCGGCTTACGACAGCCTGTCCAAGGGCCAGACGCTGAATCAGGACCAGTTGCTGAGCCTTATAGACACTTACCCTGAACTGGCTAAATATATAAAAGAAAACGGCGACTTTACCTTCCAGAACGGCAACGTAGTAAAGCAGCTTATAGAGATACGCCGTCAGGAAGCCATACAGATGGCGCAGACGGAGATCGACAAGACCAAGGACGCCATCGAGGGGGCGAAGAAAAGGATCACGGCTCTCAAGGCCGAGGCTTCCGCCCGACTGGCCTGGTGGTCCGACCAGGGCGCCGCTCTTAAGGACCAGGCGGCCATAGACGAGGCTCAAAAAGAAGTAGACGACTTAACTAACACGCTGACTGCCGCGGAGGCCGGACTGGCCGTACTCAACAGCACAAGTCTGAACTTTAGCAGCGGCGGAGGCGGGGCCGGAAGGATTGCCTCGGGCGCGGCCGGCGCGGCGAAGTCGGTCAGAGATACCAACGACGCCCTTACCGAGCAGCTTGCGAAACTCGACCACCGGAAAAAGATGGGTCAAGTAAGCACTCAGCAGGAGATCGACGACCTGACGCGCATACAGAAGGAGTATGCCAGGTCGGCGAAGGAGAAAGAGAACCTCGACGAGCGTCTGTATGCTCTGCGCAAGACCCTGCGCGACAAGGCTTACCAGGAAGAACTAAAACGAATCGCCGAGATGAAACAGGATAAAGAGGTCGATACCGACTACGGCGCGATCATTGCCGCGTATGAGAAACTGCAGAAACAGCTTGATGAACAGTACGACCAGGGCATTTTGTCCTATGACGGCTACGAGCAGCGCTACCAGGATGTCTCGGGCAAAATCTCCGATAGCGTCAAGGCCCAGGCCGCACAGCTTGAGCACATTTTTCAGAAGCAGACCGGCGATCTACAAAAACTCGCGGACGAGACGATACGCCAGAGCGACCGCATAATCGCGGTGAGCAAGGCGATGTCCGGCCTGAAGATGCCGGATGGCTCCGTTTTCAGTTTCACGCCCAAGGACGAGCTGAACATGTTAAATGAGCAGCTCGCGACAGCCGAAAAACTGAAGGCCAAAATGCAGACCCTGGCCGATCAGCAGAAAGCCGAACACCCCGGATATAAACTGACCGAAGCGCAGCTGCAGATACTCGAAAAGAGCGCGCGGCAGGTACAGGACTATAAAGATAAGATAACCGACCTGACCATTAAAACCGCCCAGGGTTTTCAGGCGGCTAATACCAAACTGACAGAACTGAACGCGAAGGTCGCCGAGGATCAGAAGAAAATCAACGCCGACTACGCAAGCAACACGGCCGCGGTGACCCGGAAGCTGAACGAAGATCTGACTAAGGCCGCGAACGACTACAACTCGAAGCTGGATACGCTGCGCGCGAATCAGATAAAGTCCGAACGGCAGGTGACGGACGCTTATAACGCGGAGCTGGAGAAACGGGTCAGGAGCCTGTCTAACTTTACCGGTCTGTTTTCTAACTTTGTCAAAAAAGATATGTCCGGGCAAGACCTGCTGCAATATCTGGAGAATCAGCTGGGTGCCGTCCAGGACTTCCAGGAGAGTATTCAGAAACTTGCCGACCGCGGCGTAACTGGCGACCTGCTGCAGGAACTGACCGATCTGGGTCCGAAGTCGGCGAATGAGATCGCGGCCCTCAATACCCTGACGGACGATGAGCTACAGAGATATATCGACACCTACAACGAGAAGAACAGGCTCGCGAGGGCCGAGGCTGAGAAAGGCATGGCCGCGCAGCGCCAGGCCATGAACGCTCAGCTGGAGCAAATCCGCAGCGACACGGCCGCGCAGATGGCCGCGCTCGCCGTCGAGTACAACTCCCAGATGGACAAGTTGAACATCGACGCCAGGGGCAAGCTCGATGACCTTAAATCAACATGGAGCGACGCTCTGGACAAGATCATCGAAGACAGCGGGCCGCAAATATCACAGTTACAGGGCGTTATCTCAGACGCGCTTTCGGCATTCAATATCGCGGACGGTATAGAGCTGGACGGCACGGCTGCGGCGGATGCGATAAAGAGCATTTCGGCGGGCATACAGGACATTGTGGACAGCGTAACGGCCGCCGCGCTGCCGGCTGTCGTTACGGTCACTGGGGATTTCAGCGGCATACCCGACGCCTCCGCCGAAGCGCTGAAAATGGTGGCGGATACGGAACCGGGTTGGAAAGATGAAGGCGGAGAGCTGGTAAAGTCGGCCGCCCAGGGCGTAAGTCAGACCACGCCCGCGCTGACGAACCAGACGTACGCGACGGGCGTCGCCGCCATGCAGGGCCTGGCTAACGGTATAGCGAACAGTCAATATATGGCCGAACAGGCTGCTGCTGCCGCGGCCCAGAGCGTTGCGGCGGCCATCGCCAAGGTGTTCGAGGTATCCTCGCCGTCAAGGCTGACCCAGCGTATAGGTAAGTTTGTCGCCACCGGCCTGGCTATGGGCATGATCGATTCTATCCCGATAGTAGAGTATGCCGCGAAGAAGCTGGGGATCGCGGGCGTACCGCGGGTCCCGGACGGCGCCGGCGCACCAGGCGGCGCGGCCGTATCCGGCTCCGGCGCGGTTGAGGTCCATATATCCAACACCATATATGTCACAAGCTCGAACGATCTGCCCTACCAGGTAGATCGCGCCAACCAGCGCTCGCTGCGGGGCATTCTGACCGTGCTGGGACAAAACTGAGGGTGATGCAATGCTGATTTCGGACGACATGTCCCTTTCGTGGGAAAATTCGCGCGGCGGGCAGATGATACTCGCGCCGTACACCGAATATTTCCTGACCGAATGTTCGGACAGCCTTGAGAATACAATCAACAGCGACAAGCAGGGCAACCTGGACGGAGAGACCTTTATATCCTCCAGTCTGGCAATCCGGCATTTTGAAATCAAAGGCTTCTTAAACACGGCGGCGCGCGGCGCGGCCATGAAGCGGATGATAGAGAGGACGTTCAACGCCACTCTGCCCGGCACGCTTACCTACGCCAACACGCGTACAAACACCGTGCGCCGTATCGACTGTATGGTCGAAAACCTGCCGGTCGTCAAGAACGAGGGCAACGACATCACGTTCAACATCCAGCTCGCCGCGCTGAAATCGCTGTGGTACGGCAGCGGCATGTCCGGGTCCATATCGACCATCAACAAAACCGGTCATTTCCCCGTCGTCATACCGCCGGCCGGATTTCTGTTCGGCTACCGCATAAATATCTTCGAGAACAAGATTGAAAACGTCGGGGACACGGCCTGCGGCGTCACATTCAGGCTCACGGCTCGGCTCGGGACCGTCACCAATCCGGTTATAACGCACAAGGACAGCGGCAGCGTTATAAAGATCATGTACAAGATGAATCAGGACGATTATTTCGACGTGATCAGTATGCCGGATAAGGCGCAGATACTGCTGAACGGCACGACCGACGCCATGCAGTACCTGACGGACGAAGCGCGCAGGCGCTTCTTCCTGTTGTACGTAGGAGTCAATACGATCGGCTACGGCGCCGACGAAAACGTCGCCAACCTGGATGTAAAATACAGCTGTACCGACCTATATCTGGGGGTGTGACGTGGACGACTTTTTTATATACGACGGCTTCACCCTCGCGGGGCTGTTACGCTCGTATTCCTATATCAAATGGACGAGGGCCTACAACCGGGCCGGGGAGTTTACTTTGGAGACCCTGGCCACCGACGATATGAGGCGCCTTATCAAAACCGGCCGGATAATGAGCAAGGGCGAAGGCGAAGCGGCCTTCATCGAGGACTTCGTCTCCAGCAGGGACGCCAAGGGCAGTGAGACGCTAACGGTCACAGGCCGTTTTCTAAGCTCCGTACTCAACCGCCGCATATTCGACTACGCCGGCACCGACACCCTGAGCAATATAATCAATGCCATTATCGACCAAAACTTCATCAGTCCTTCGGACGCGAACAGAAGAATCCCCGAGCTGCGGCGGGTGAGTTACACGCCGGTCAATAACCCGACCCTGACTGTAGCGTACGAACACGCCGACGCGTTGGAGGAGATAACAAAGCTGTGCCAGCAACACGAGACAGGGTTCCGCGTGCTGTTCAATCCCAACAACCACTCGTTCGATTTTTCTCTGTACGAGGGTAAGCCGACCAACGCGATTTTCACTGAAAACTTCCAGAACGTGCTGGAGCAGGACTATTACGAACACACCGCGGGAGAAAAGACCACGGCCATCGTCGGCAGCGTGACCGTAGGAGGCAATATGACCGGGCTGTCGCGTAAGGAGATGTTCGTACAGGCTGATCTGAACGCGGGCGGGGCGGCGGCGCAGGAACAGGGTAAGGCGGCGCTCTGGGACAACCGGCGCATCACCAGTTTCGACACCGTGCTCAACATGCCGGCCTTGCAGTTCCCTTATAAGTCGTACTGGGATCTGGGCGATATAGTGACCTGCGAGAACCTGAAATGGAACGCGCGGATCACTGACAGGGTACAGGAAGTGACGGAGTATTTCGATAAGGGCGGCCTGCACATAACGCCGGTATTCGGCGACGGCGTACCGGGCGTCATGGGCGGCGGGCCCCTATAGAACGAGGAGGTATAGATAATGGCGGTAATCCAGGGTTTTAGCAGCGTCCTGTCGTTCCCTTACAATGCGGTATTGCAGCCAGATGGCAAGTATGACCGTTTGTTCGACGCGGACAATTTCGCGCTCGACCGTGCGGCAATGCTTTCCGACGGCGTTTTCGTGAACCCGTCCGACAATTTCCAGGTGCAGGCACAGAGCGGCAATATGAACATCGTTATCGGCCAGACTGCGAGGCCGAACACGGCCTTTGTGCGGGGCCGTACGTTTACGGCCCTGGGCCAGATGGTCCTGAGCGTTCCGGCGGCCAGCACGCAGTATACGCGCCTTGATATCGTCACGATAAGGCATTCAAACTTATCCGAAGTCCGGCGGATCGATATACACTACAGGGTGGGGACGCCCTCGAACGTGCCCGCGGCGCCCGCTCTGATCAGAAACGCCGACGAATGGGAGATACAGCTCGCGCAAATCACCGTCCCGGCGAACGCCACAACGATTTCACAGTCAAACATCAGCGACACGCGGCTGAACACCAATCTGTGCGGCATAGTGACGTATCTGGGCCAGCAGGTCGATACCACATCCTTGTATATCCAGCTCCAGGATTATCTAAACAAGATGGTCACTGAGTGGACCAACATGTGGGATGTGACCAAGACTAACCAGGACAATGCCTGGACCACGCAGTACAACGGCCAGCGCACACAGTTCACGGATTGGTTTAACGGCGCCCAGACGGACCTGACGCGTGCCGTGCAGTTCATCTTCGACAACAACATCATGCTGCCTGGAACCGCCAAGGAGTCTGTGTTCAGTCCCGACAGGCATACGATCACGGAGAATATCGTCAAAACCGCGGGCAGCGTCGCCGTGGCCCGTAGGGTAACGTTTATCGCTATCCCTACGATAACAGAGAACTTCACGTTGTGGCAGACAGACGGGACGACGGTACAGATGTCAACCGTAAAGACGATTAACATTAAAACCGACGGCGTAACGGAAACCGTCGTATAAGGAGGATACTATGAGCTGGGCAGAAACCGTAACCATAAACAGCAATCCGGGCACTCCCCTCAACACCCTCATCACAGACCAGGCAACTTCTATCAAAAATACTGTCGGCAGCCAGATAATGGCACAGGGAAGCGTGAGCGGCAACAGCAACTGGAAGCTTGTAACCGCCGCCGGCGCGTGGACGGCGCCAAAGACCGCCCTGTATGACATAACCTGCGTCGGCGCGGGCGGCAATGGCGGCGCGGGCATGAGCGGCACCGGCGGCGGCGGGGGCGGCGGCGGAAACGTCGCCTCTGCGTTCGTCGCCCTCACCGCGGGCCAATCCGTCCCCATCACCCTGGGCGTCGGCGCGTCCACATCTTTCGGCTCATACGTAACCGCCGCCGCGGGCGCGAACGGCGGCAACTCGGCCACGCAGTCCGGCGGCGGGGGCGGCGCGGGCTCCTCCGGCGGCGGCGGCGGCTGCGGCAACGGCGCGGGCGGCGGCTACGGCGGCTCCGGCGTCGCTGGCAGCACCGGTGCTCCCGGTTCCACCGGAACCGGCGCGACGACCGGCGGCGGGGGCGGGGGTACCGGCGGCCCCTCCACATCCATAAACGGCGGCCCCGGCGGCG